AAAAAATAAAATGATACAATTTTTACCTTTTTGGCTCCTTTTTGGCGCACTTTGTTATTGGCTGGCAGAAAAGCAGGGAAGAGATAAAAGAATAGCGTTCGCTGTTGGTTTTATTTTTGGAATTTTTGGTTTGATTTATTATCTGATAGCTGGAGAAAAAAAAGAAATTTGCCCATTTTGTAAAGAAAAAATAAAAAGAGGGGCAACTGTTTGCCCTCATTGTCAAAGAGAGGTAGATTTAATAAGAAAATAACAACCTTAAAAAAATGGTAGAAACCCAAATTGTAACAGCATCGGGTATTGGACCAGTAACAGTAAATACCTATGCCTGGAAACCACGGGAAAGGTCGATTTTTACCCCCCCAGAAGACGATAAATTGATAATTAACGATGACGATGACGATGAGATAGAGGAGGAATTTAAGGAAATTTTTAAAGAATACGATGAGGCATATTATGAGGGCCGAGGAGCAAAAGCATATCACAGTTATGAAGAAGGGAGAAAAATCTTACACGATTTATTTTCAATCATTTTGAATAAATTTAAAGGGGAAATTCAAACCGCATTGGATATAGGATGTGCTTATGGATTTTCCGTGGAATATCTCTTGCAAAACGGGGTTGATGCGTATGGATGTGAGCCCCCTACTTATGCGTTGGTTCGGGCAAAAAAATACTGGTGGGGGAACAGAATTTTTGAAAGTTATCTCCCGACGCTAAAAGGAATTGATAGAAAGTTTGATTTGGTAACGGCGACCGAGCTTTTAGAACATATACCAGAAGAGTACGCCAGAGATTCCATCAACAGGATATTTGAAGTTTGCAATAAATATGTTGTTATGGTAATAGCGTTTCAGCCTATGTTGGGTCACATCAATGTAAAACCAAGAGAATGGTGGGATGCTCTTTTTGAAGAACTGGGCTTTTCGAAATTTGAGAGAAAAGACATAGAGCAAGAATTTTCTAATCACCCCATTTCTCAAAAGATGTATTGGTCTGGAAGATTTTTCGTATTTGATTTAACAAAAAAATGAAAAAACCAAAATTAAAAAAATTACTAATCACGGGAGGAGCAGGTTTTATTGGGTCGTCAATTGCCGAAAAACTACAAGATAAATATCAGATTATTGTCTTAGACAATTTTTCAACTGGCAGTTTAGAAAACCTAAAGGGAGTAAAATGTAAAATTATAAAAAGCGATTGTTTTTGGATAAACGACAAAGTTCCAGAGAAAGTTGATTTGATTTTCCATTTAGGAATTCCATCATCAATGGGAATGTATAGAGAAAATAGAAGATACACCGGAAGTGCCGTAGCAGAAGCCGTTGAGGTATTTGAAAAAGCAATTAAAGACAATGCCAGAGTAGTAATTGCCTCTACCTCGTCTTTGTATAATGGATTGCCAGTTCCTTTTTCAGAAGAGCAAGAAATAAAGCCAACAGATTTTTATACAGAAGCAAGATTGGCAATAGAGAGAATAGCAAATGTTTATCATCAATTGTATGGATTAAATTATGTTTGTTTAAGATTGTTTAGTGTTTATGGGCATAAAGAAAGGGCAAAAAAAGAGTATGCAAATATGATTACAAAATTCATCTGGGCGATGAAAGAAGGAAAAAATCCAATTGCTTTTAGCGAGAATGTTGTTAGAGATTTTATTTATATAGATGATGTTGTTGAAGCGTTTGAAATAGCTGGGAAAAGCAATGTAAATGGGGTTTTTAACATAGGAACTGGAATAGGATATAGTTTTGGAAATGTGGTAGAATTGATAAATAAAGCAATGGGAACAAATTTTAGATTGAAAAAGCAAAAAGGGAAAGCTCCCAAAAATTTTGTTTGGATTACTTTAGCAGATACGAAAAAAGCAGCAAAAGTTTTGGGTTTTAAAGCAAAGTATTCTTTGGAAGAAGGGATAAAAAGAGTGTTAGGATATGGAAACTAAAAAAATTAAAGTTTTGGTTTTAGCAGATAGCCCAACGGTAGCAACTGGTTTTGCACAGGTTGCAAGGAATGTTATTAGAGTTTTGTATGATACTGGAAAATATGATTTCGATTGGGTGGCAATAAATTTCGACGGAAGTTATTATGATAGAGAAAAATTCCCGTATAGGTTGTATCCAGCAGTAAATCCGTTAATTCCGCATTCTGTTTATCAAGATTTGTATGGTAGGCAATTGTTTCTTGATAAACTGGGAACTGGTCAATATGATTTAGTCTGGATTTTACAAGATACCTTTATTGTTGAGCCATTAGGACCGAAAATTGTAGAAACGAATGAGCAGTTGCCTTCAGATAGAAAGTTTAAATGGATTTATTATTTTCCGATTGATGCTACACCAAAGAAAAGCTGGATTGACAATTCGGTTTTGTTGGCTGACTATCCAGTTGCATACACAATGTATGGATACAATGAATGTTTAAATATCTATTCGGCGGGGTTTGATGAAAAAAGCGATTTAACAGAAGAAGAAAGAAAAGAATATCAAGAGAAATATAATTTATTGAAATCAAAACTGAATGTAATTTATCACGGAATAAATCCGAAACATTTTTATCCGATTGAAATGTCGGAAGAAGAAAGGATGAAATTAAGGAAAAAGTATTTTGGAGAGGAACATTACAAAAAATTCATTTTTATGAATATGAATAGAAATCAACCGAGAAAGGATTTGTTTAGAAGTTTGTTGGCTTGCAAGCTGTTGTTAGAGAGAAGAAGGAAGAAGGGAAAAGACGATGTATATTTCTTTTTCTGTTGTGCCCCCAAAGATATTTCTGGATTGAATTTGATTGAAATGGCTAAGCAGATAAAATTCATTCCTGGAAAAGAGTGGGCTTTTCCCAATCCCCAAAAATTTACAACCGCCTACGGTTTTTCAATTGAAATTATCAATGAACTTTATAATGCTGTAGATTGTGTAATTTCGAGTTCTCTGGGAGAGGGATTTGGATTATCAGTATTAGAAGGAATGGCAACAAAAAGACCAGTGATAATGCCTAACAATACTTCAATGCCAGAAATTATTGGTAACAATGAAAGAGGATTGTTAGTTAAAAGCGGAGCAACTATCCAAGATTGGTTTGTTCAGGCAAATGATAATGATAGAGTAAGACCAGTGACTGATGTAAAAGATTTGGCAGATAAAATGGAGTGGGTAATGGAACATCCAAAAGAGGTAAAAGAAATGGTTGAAAAAGCTTACCAATGGGTTTCAAGATTAAGTTGGGATGGAGAATTGGTTGGCGGAAAATGGAAATTGTTGTTTGAAAAAGCATACGAGCAAGTGTTAGAAGATAGAGAGGTTGCAAAAATAAACTGGAAAAAGTTAAAAAGAAACGATATTTGTCCGATATGCAAAATAAAAATAAAAAAATGCAAACATCGAAATCTGCTTGGATAGAAACTCCAAAGGAAAACATTTGCCCAGTGTGCGGGAAAAAGTATGAATATATGTTAAAGGTTAGTTATTTACCAGATGGTAGCAGGATTTGTGAACACGATTATGGGGGAGCAGTGTTGTATTTTACAGAAAGAGAAAAAAAGATGGCAGAAAAATTACACAAAGAAGGTAAATATCTTGTTAAAGGTTCAGACGGCTTCACAAGAATTTGTGAGCCATTAAGAGATAAAAATGGCAGAATTATTGAACGAAAAAGAAAATTTTTCTGAAGAAGAATGGAGGTGTCCAAATTGTGGTAGGTTACTTGGACTGATTATTAACAATCAGTTTCTTGAAATTGAAAGTAGCAATCATCAACTGATTTGGGTTCCCAAAGATTATAGAAAAGCAATTTGTAAATGTGGAGTTATTGTTACAGTTAGTGGAGGAGCAACAATGGTTGACAGTTACCTGAAGGGGTCTTGACAAGGGTTTTTGATTTTGCTATATAGAAAGTGAGCAAGCTTGACACCTGTTTTGTAACAGGTGCGACCGCTTACGACGGCTCAAGTTTGCTAATACCCAAGCCCTTTTCGGGTATGTTAGGGTGTTAGTAAATTTGAGCCGTTTTTTACTATGGCATTCTGGGATAATTTTATAAAAAAGAGATTTATTGAACCTGCAATTAAGCCAGTGATTGATGAGTTAAAAAAGAAAGATGAAACTATTAAAGTTCAACAAGAAAAGTTGGAACTTTTAGAAAAAGTAGGCAATGCTCCGATGCATTTTGCTACTCCTTTTGGCGTTACCGAGGGAACGATGGGTCAAGATATTTATAAATGGAAAAAGATTGTAGATTTTAAAACATTAAGGGAATTATCAGAAAGGTATGATGTAGCAAGGGCTTGTATCAACAGAAGAAAAAGACAGGTTGAGGCAGTTAATTGGTCTATTACCCCAGTAGACCCATCAGAAAAAGCAGAAAAATACAGAAAAGATATTGAAAGAGTCAAGAAATTTTTAGATATGCCAGGTGGAAAGTATACAAGATTCAAAGAATTTGTTGCTAAAATAGTAGAAGATTTGTTAGTGTTTGATGCCGCAGCAATTTACAAAGACAAGGAGGAGGGTGAATTAAAAAAGTTAATAGTTGTCGATGCCGCCACAATTAGATTAAGAGTGTATCAAGATGGTAGCACCCCAGAACCACCCGATATTGCTTATGAACAATGGGTTAGGGGAGAGAAGGTGGCAGAGTTTACAACAGATGAGATGGTTTATTTGATGTTGAATCCTCGGTCGAATAGTCCCTACGGATTAGCGCCTTTAGAAACTTTGATTTTAGGGGTTGATGCTGCTTTGAAATCTCAATTGTATAATTTGAGTATGTTGTCTGAGGGAAACATTCCAGAGGGATTTTTCACCTTGCCCGAAAGTTGGACACCCGACCAGATTAAGGAATTTCAAAACTGGTTTGATGCTATGATTTCTGGAAATCCGAGGTTTCAATCAAGGATTAAATTTATGCCAGGTGGCAAAGGGGTAGGTTTTATTCCAGCAAAGAAACCAGAAGAGATGAGATTTTTGGAATACGAGAAATGGCTTTTATTAAAAACTTGTGCATTGTTTGATGTGCCCCCAGAAGAAATTGGATTTACAGAAGAAATGAGTAGGGCGACGGCTCAGGTTCAGCAAGAAGTAGCAACCAAGGCGGGTTTGTTACCAATTTTACAAGTGCTAAAAGAATTTTTTGATGATATTATTCAGATTGATTTGGGCTGTCCACATTTACAATTCAGCTGGTATAGTTTAGATAAGAAAGATGAATTGAGAGACGCAGAGATAACTCAAAGATTAATTCCATTAGGATTGGTTTCAGTGGATGAATGGAGACAACAGAATGATTTGCCACCCATTGGACTTGGACATTATATTATGACAGGGGCTGGTCCGATTTTAGTAGAGGATTTATTGGCTGGTAGAACTTCTAATCAAAAACCACAAGTTGAAGAAGAGACAGAGATGATTATTAAAGAATTGTCTCAGTGGGAAAGAAAATGTCTAAATTGTATCAGAGGGGGAAAAAAGTTCAAACCATTTGTTAGTAAATTTATTCCAGAAGATGTTAAAAAATTGATTAATGCACAATTGTTGTTTGCCAAAACAAAAGCAGATGTTAAAAAGATTTTTGAAAAACAAATAGCAATGGTAAAACAAGATTTAATTATGAAAAAGGCGTTAAAGTTAAAAGAAGAAATTGGGGAGGCTGTTAGAGAATATGCAAATTTTAAAACTGGAAAAAGCGTTGTATAGATTTTTTAAAGCAACCAAAATAAACCCAGTATTGTGGGGCATTGAAAGACATCAAAAATACAGAGAAGCAAGGAATGAGCTGGAAAGAGCATTGCTTAATCAAGCAACAGAAATTTTAAGAAGTCAAATTTTGAAAGAAATAGATGAAAAAATTCAGGTAAATGAAAATACAATTTGGACAGAAGCACATGAAAAACAAATAAGAGATATTGTTGGAAAGCATTTCAGAGGATTGAAAGAATTTATTTCACTGCCCCTGTTAAGAGAATTCTATTTATGGCTGGCGAACAAAGGTGGACAAAGTTTCATTGATAAGATAAGATTAAGGGAATTTAAAAAAGTTGATATTATAGGAGCAACATTTGATTTGAGGGATACTGCTTTGATAGCGGAGTTAATGAACGGAGTAGATTTGTTGATTGAGGGGCTTGACGACACAACGGAAGAATGGTTAATTCAGCAATTTATAAAAGGAAAACAAGAAGGATTAAGCAGTTACGATATTGCAAACTTGATTAGGGAAAAAATACCAGAAACCTACGCTTACAGGGCTGATACAATAGTGGCGACAGAAACAGCAAATATAGTTAATCGTATGGAATTTGAAACGGCAAAAAGGAATGAGGCAACTGCTAAAAGATGGACGACTGCAGGATTAAATATATGCGAGAGTTGTATAGCAAACGAACAAGCAGGGTGGATAGGAATAGATGCAAGTTTTCCAAGCGGTCATTTAAGACCACCAGCACATCCAAATTGTAAGTGTTTATTAGAATACGAGATACCTCCATACATTTCTGGTTATGGCTGGAGAGGAGAATGATTGACAAAACTTGATTTTTGTAGCGAAATAATTTAAAATTAAATAATGGCAAAAGGTTTTCAAAAAGAATTTAATCCTTGGTGGGCTTGGACAGCGGGAATTATTGACGGAGAAGGTTCTATCAGTATTCAGAAAAATAATTATAAAAATTCTTTTGGAAAATTTAGATATAAAGTATTTATTTGTGTAAGAAATACTGATAAAAAGATGTTAGAAAAATTAGTAGAATTATGGGGTGGAAAAATTGGAAAAAGAAAGAATTGTTGGTCTTGGTCATTACCAAATAAAAAGTTATTAGATTTTTCTGAAAAAGTAATGCCATTTCTAATTACTAAAAAGAAACAGATAGAATTAGCAACTGAATTACAGAAAAGAATAGAAAATAGAATAGGGGTAATAGTTGTTAAAAGAGGAAAACATCCAAGTCTTTGGCTTACCGATGAAGAAAGAGAATATAGAAAAACATTAAGAGAAAAAATTCATTTATTAAACAGACCAGGCAGATTTGCTTGGAATAATTAAAGGTCAAGTTTAATAGTTTAATAAAAAAAATTTAAAATATGCCAATTCCTAAACCTCGTGCTGATGAAGAGAAAAATGATTTCATTTCTCGATGTATGAGTGACCCAGTAATGAGAGATGAATATGAACAGAATCAACGGCTGGCTGTTTGCTATAGTGCTTGGAGAAGGGCTAAGGGAGAAAAGGTATTAGATTGGAAGGTTTTTAATAAAATAGCAGAGAAGTTTCAAGATTTATTTAAAATTACGGTGGAGGAGGGGGATAAGTATTGGCGAGTTAGAATCAAAGACCCAGATTATTTTGACCCGAATAGTTTAAGGACGATTGATATTAACGATGCGGGGACAATTAGGGCGATAATTGGTTGTCCAAAGGGGAAGTTTAAAAACGGAAGGTGCAGCGTCGGGACAGAGGTTCAAGCGTATTTGTTTGATGTAGATGTTTTTACGAAAGATGAAGCAAGAAAGTGGGTCGAAGAACATCAATAAATTAAAATCCTATGTTAAAAAATGAATTAAAATTTTACATTCCCTTTGCCAAAATAGATAAAGAACAAAGGATGGTTTATGGATATGCAAGCACCGAGGCAGAAGATAGTCAAGGAGAAATTGTTGAGCTTCAGGCAATTAAAGAAGCTTGGGACGACTACTGGAAATGGGCAAACATAAGAGAAATGCATCAGTTGTCAGCAGTTGGGGTAGGAAAAGAATATCAGTTTGATGACAAAGGAGTTTGGATTGGGGCAAAAATAGTAGATGATATGGCTTGGAAAAAAGTGAAAGAAGGAGTTTATAAAGGGTTTTCAATTGGAGGAAAAACATTAGAGAAAAAAGGAAATAGAATCAAAAAACTAAGATTGGATGAGATTAGTATTGTTGATAGACCAGCAAATCCAGAAGCAGTTTTTACAATCATAAAAAGAGACAATCGGGATTGGCAACAAGCAAAAAGCGAGATTTTAAAGGTCGACTCGCTTTTAAAAATAATAAAACAATACAAAGAAAAAATGGAAGAAGAACTTAAAAAATTCAGAAGAACAAAGATTAGTGGCGGAAGGATTGATTTAAAGAAACAAGAATCTCCTGCTCAGTCGGATGCGCCTGAAGAAGAAAGGGCAAAAACAGAACCGACTGAACAGGAGAATGTTTCTTCTCAGGAACAACCGACTGAACAGAAAGGATATGGTTTTAGAGGAGATGAAGAAAACAACGAAGAGGAAAACGGAGAAGAGGAAAATGGCGACGAAGAAAATGGCGATGAAGAAGATTGGGATGAAGAGGATTGGGATGAAGAATTAGAAAAAGAAGCAATAAAGGAATTTGTAGGAAATTTAAGTTTGTTGATTAAAATTTTAGAAAAGAAAAAAGTTAATTCTAAAAAGGTTGAGGCTTTGAAACAGGCATTGAATCTGATAGAAACTGCTATGAGACAAGAAGAAGAGAAACCTGAGGAAAAACCCGAAGAAGAAAAGCCCGAAGAAGAAAATCAAGAAGAAGAAAAGGTAATGAAACTCATTAAGACAGAATTGTCTGGAATAACCCAGAAGGTTGTTGACTCTCTCGCTAAAGTAGAGAGGGATTTATCCTCTCTAAAAGAGCGAGTAGAGAAATTAGAAAAACAACCTTCTAAAAACAGACCAGTAGCCTCTTATCTCGTCGAAAAGGGCGAGAAAATAGAAGAGGCTAAGTCTGTTCAAGATTTAAGAAAAGAATTAGGAGAGATAGAGGCTGAAATTGAAAAAGTTCATACAGAGGCATTGGCGTTGATTTCCAATCCTGACCCAGCAAAGCAGGCCAGGTTAGAAAAGAGGTTGAGGGAGTTAGAACAAAAATACACACAAAAAAAGGTCGAATTAAGAAAAGCAGTTTACGGAATTTAAACTAAAATGGATACTAAGAAAATCGTAGAACCAGAGGTTCTGAAGTCCTTGATTAATGAAGAACACACTCTTGCACAGATAGCAGAAGCGATTAGGAAGGCTACAGTAACTACCAACACTTATACTTTCTCTCCTGCCACCAGAAGCATTTTCGTTGCTGAAAATCTTGACCCAGTTGTTAAGTTAATTGTTCCCACTGCAACCCCGATTAGAAGCCTTTTGCCAAGAAAACCAGGAAGAGGACAGGCAACTGCTTGGAAGATGTTGACTTCAAAGTTGGACCCAGGTTCAACCGGAACCAGAATTACTTTTGCTGATGGCGGAACGCCAAACGAAACTGCCCAAACTTATGTGGTAAAAACGGCAGCCTATAAGTTATTGGGTAGAAAAGTAAGTGTTGGTTTGTTACACGTAGCAGCTTCCAAAGATTATCTACCAGTTGAAGATGAACTGGTTAGGATAAAGACTTTGGAAGTAATGTTGGGTGAAGAATATCTGATTATCAATGGTGATAGCACGGTTGACTCCAATGCCTTTGATGGCTTGTTAAAACAGATTACCACTAACAGCGGAACAGCTACATTGCTAACCGCCAGTGGTATTTCTGTTTATGACCAAGCCATTTTTGAGGCGGGTGGTGGAGCGACCCACTTGTTCTTGGGTCCAAGACAAGCAAGAGCTTTGTCAGATGAACTACAACAAAGTGGTTCAATCCAAAGAATAATTGTCTCCGACCAGACGGGCGCTGTTGCCTACCACAGGGTATCAGCTCTTGTTAGTGCTGTCACCGGAAAGACAATTCAATTAGTAACTTCCAGATATATGGGAGAATGGGCAATTCTCGGACAAATTAAGTCAGACGCAGGAGAGAATTATGTCGAAATGGAAGATTTGATTCCATTGATTAAGATGGATGTGCCAACTACCAGTTTTGCTAAAGATAGCTTCATTGTTGAGGCTACTGTTCTTAAGTTAATCGCAGAACCTTACTGGTATAAGATTGGCGGATTGGAGACCTAAAATTGATTGATTAAATAGAATTTTGGGTTTCCTTGTGCCCAACTCCTATCGGGCGATAAAGGCACACCGAAATCGCCTGATAGGTGGTGTGCCGTGGGCACAAAAGGTCGATAGTTTAATAAATTTTGTAGTAAATAAAATGAACCTAAACGAAAACAAAAATCTTCCGCCAGGAATTGAGCAGAAAAAGAAAGAATTGGGCATTCCAGAAAATGCTGAAGTTCAAGTTATTATTAGTGAGAACGAAGAGCCACAATACAGATTTTACATTTGGGGAGAGAGAGAAA